AAGTACGTTAAGTTCAGTAGCAGTTGAAGTTACCGTAGTTCCATTTAAAGAAAGAGTATCAATCTCAGCAGTACCATCAATAAATATGTTTCGCCATTGTTGTGAAGAACTACCTAAGTCATAAGTATCATCATCATCAGGAATAATACTTGAGTCTACATCAGCTCCGAAAACTACATTATCAGTAGCTGCATCACCCATAGTAATTGTACCACCGTTAAAAGTTGTAGTACCTGTGACTGTTAAATTACCACCAACATCTACATTACCTGTAGTAGTTATTGAGTCAGTAAAAGTATCTTTAAAACGTAATGACGTTGTTCCTAAATCTACATCACTATCTGTAACAGGAACTAAAGCACCGTCTTGTACTCTTAATTGCTCTACTGCTGCAGAAGAAACTTCTACATAAAATCCTACTCTATTATTAGTACTGTCAATTTCTACTTTATTTAAAAAGTCTAAGTCACCAATTTTAAATATATTACCACCTTGACCAGCAGTACCATCGTGTCTGTGTCCAGTAGAACTAGCACTACTAGACGAGTATGCAAAAGCATTTACTAATTGGTTATATTCATCATTAAACAAAGCTGCGGTAATAGTGTCACCGTCTGCAAAAGTACTTTGTCTTATATAAGCTTGTGCCATAATTATCTCCTACCTGAAGGTATAAAGTCTACATACAGTCCATTTACTGTGTAGCTTGGTTTTGTATCATTACTAATTACTGTAAAATTGTTACTTGTACCACTGCCTTGCAACGGTACTCTTATCATTGGATTGTTTTGTCCAGCAAATTTGTTTGTGTTAAATACTGCTTCACCAAATAAAGAAGGTGGATTTATAATCCCTAAATCAAATAAATCTGTTGGTTGTGGTACATCTGAACTATTAAAGTCAAATTTAATTTGCACATCAGGTTCTACAATTCCTTCTGTTGCCATGGAAACTCTAAGATAGTGTAAAGTTTTTAAAGTTCCTAAATCTCCATAGTCATAGTTTGGCGTAGTATATCTTGCTAAAATATTAGTACCATTAAAGTCTGCACCACTATCATGTAAATAAACATTACCATTGGTATCGCCATGATAATATTGTTCGATACCACTACTATCAAAACCTGAACCAATAGCTGTAACTTCTAAACCTCTAGTTTCAGACCACTCAAAACCATTTGGTCTTAATGTACCTATAATTCCTCTTTGTGTACTATCATCAGCTCCTATATTTGTATAAAATAAACGATACTGTGATTTTTCTCTTAATACTACGCTGTTAATTGTAAAAATATTTACACTTTCTGCTAAATCACTAACAATATTTTGTATATTACTACTAACAGTTCCTAACTCCACATCTCCAATTCTTGCTGTACCAGCTACTGTTCTTAGTCCATCTGGTGCTAAAAATATTAAATCACCAGCTATCTCTTGAATACTGTGACCACTTAAACAACCTACGTTTTTAGTAACCGGTATTACAGCTATCGTATTAGAATTGTTTATATTCTGTAGTTTAAAAATTGAGTTTTCACAAAATATAAATAATTCGTTACGGAAACTTTTAATACCTTTTATTTGGTCTTCTAGTGCAATAGAACCCGAACCAGTGCTAGTAAAATCTGTTGGGTCTAAAGTGCCACTAAAAAAGACAGTATTTAAATTATCTTCAACTCCAGCAGCTATTAAATGTTTATCATGTACTGTTATATACTCAACTCCTTTTGTACCTGTAACAGTAATTTCTTCACCAAAAAATGTTCTACTAGTTAAAGAGCCTGTACCTTCCATTCTAAATGCATAAGGTTTATTAACCCCATCAGAAATAATTAATGTTCCATAGTTTGATGTAGCACTTTCAAATAAAGCAAACTGGCATTGTGCTTGATTAGTTCTTGTTAAAACACTACGACCTGTGAAAGCTGTATGATTATCACCACTACTAGCAACACTAGCTCTATTTATTTCTAACCAACTTGTACCAGTTTGACTAAAATAAATACTTGTACCTGCACAAACAACTACACCATCTGCATAAGGTATTGCACCTAAAATAGTTGTTGAACTACCTGTAGGTTGCACTGCACTGTTACCACCAAACTTTGTAAAGCCATTAATACGTCTATAACCACCTTTGGTAGAAACTTCAAAGTTTCTTAACTCTGTTGCTACACCGGGAGTTTTAAGTAAGTCAATAGCATTAGATGCAGTAACTAAACCTCCTGCACACGCTACGGTATATGGTTGACTTTTACTCATGCGTTTAATTTATCTAATTTATAAACTTTTAATAACTTGTACCAGTGTGGTTTTATTTCTTCCCACGCTGGAAAATCTTTAATATTAAGTTCGCTTCTTACTTTTTCTATAGGTTTATCTAACAACTCATGCCAATTTACGGTCATAAACCATGGTGTTTTTTTTCCATTTCTATAAGCTTCTATAATAAGTCTTAAAACACTTACTGCTGGATTAAATTTAATTCTAAACCATAGAGTTCCTTTTACTGCATTTTTACCGAAAGAGTTTTTAATGGATACTAAAAAACTAGCTACAAGAATATAAAAGAAACTCCAACGAAAACCTTTTGCAATAGTAAAAGCTAATACTGATAACTCTGCTACAGGTGTAGAATCTAATTTATTTAAACAGTGAATAATATCATGCTCATTTAATATAGCTCTTAGATAAACCATATCTTTTGTACGGTCAGTTTTTGAAAGGTCTAAATTTTTCTTAACTAAATCTTCTTTGTTTTCTTTCCAAAACTTTTTTAATTCACTTCCAAGAGTTCCTTTTTTAAATCTTCTATTTAAAACCTCTTCTCTTAAATCTTTTTGCTGATATAATATTTTTCCATAAGGATGACTTTTAAGTTTTTTCTTTAATTTTACATCGCAGTTTTTATCTAGCTCATTAATCATTATCATAATTAAATTTAAATCTGATTTAGATGGGTCTGTGTTAACAGCAGAATAATATTTTTTTAAAAATTTAATACCTTTTATCATTTGTATACCATTATCATTCTTGCAGTATTTGAACTTACATTTTTTAAATTACAACTAGAACTTGTTAATTGTTTTACATCATATTTATTAAAATTGTAAATGTTCTCGTTAATAGTTACTTCTACATTTTCTCCAAATATTAAATAACAAAGTTCTCCTTCTTTATTAGTATTTACTTCTTCATTAGATTTTAAATCTACATTTTTAAAAGACCAACCATGTTCTTGTTGCATAACACAAATTATTTCTGTGTCATCCTCTAAAGCTTCTAAACTTGCTGTGCTACTAGCTAACTCCCATTCTAAAGACCTATTAGTCCAAGAAGTTACATAGCCACCATAATTTAATGTAAACCCACATTTATTAGATTCTTTAAAAGTTGTAGCATGTGGATGTTCGGGATTATTACTTTGTATTTCCCAAAACTTTTCTGTTGTATTTGTATCTATATTTTCAGTATCTTCCCACTCATACGTAACTTTTATTTTACCGGACATGAATAAATAATTATTTAAAGACTTTTGAATTTTATTAAAATTTTCGTGATAAGAAATATTTTCAAATCCGGGTTGCTCAAGTAACTCTGTTCTTCCTATTTTGTTTCCAATGTTTCCTTTAACAAAAGATATTTGTAATTGATTATCTAAATTAACAGTAGGATAATTTTCTTGAGCAGTAAACTCATATATAATACTCATATTTTTTCTGATGTTTTAATTTCTAAATAAGGATTTAATTTTAAAAAATCACATTCACCTTTATATTCAACAATCGGATTACTATCTTTTATTTTTCCTATTTCTTTTAAAAAATTAGTTATGTGTTCTTGTGCATGTTCATCATCTTTGTAATGAAACATAGTGCCTTCTTGACTGGTTTTATAAACTACCCAAATTATTTCATCTATTGTTTTTTTATTATATTCGTGCATTTTAAGTTATTTCTATGGTAGCTCCACTAATTGTTAGATTTGCACCAGTATTTAAAGTAGGTGCAAAATTACTATCAGCACTAGAATTTGAAGCTGAAATAAAATAAACTCCATAACCAGAAGTTCCTCCATATTGTGCTTCATTATAAGTAGCAAAATCACTTCTAGAATAATTCCAAGTATATGTTGTTCCTCCATGAGTAAACTCAAGTTTAAGATTATTCCAGCCAGTCGGTGCTGCTGCATTTACATCCCAAACAGGATAGTGAGCACTTGAACCACTGTTAAGTTTATAAAAGTTTATTATAGCTGCCCTACTAACAACGCCAGAAGTATAAGAGTAATGATTCCAGTAAAAGTGAACTAGGTCATAAGGAGCATTTGCATGAAGTGCACCCATAAAATTTGTTGAACCCGGACTTGTAGCTGAAGTACTTCCAGTATGTAAATAATGAGCTACACTATCTGTACCTGAATTATTACTTAAACTATTCCAATTATTAAGAGTCATTACATATCTAACACCTACAGTACTATATATTGGATTTCCTTTGTAATCATATCCTGTAAGCTGTGTTACTGCAGTTTTAGCTACATTAAGGCTACCTGTCCATGATAGTATGCTAGAAACTGAACTAGCACCATAAAAATCTGCAAAGTCTATATTAGTACCTAATGTGCTGTTTATAGTTCTGCCAGAAGCTGCAGTCAATCCTCTAATATCAGAGTCGTTTAAAGAACATGTAGTACCAGTAGTACCACCAGCTTCAACATGAATTTGGTCTAAAGTTAATGCTCCACTAGTAGCTAATGCCATTATTTATTCTCTAATTCTTTTACTCTTGCAGATAATTCTTTAACTGCTTCAATTAATACTGCAGTAATTCTGCTATAGTCTACTGACTTAGTACCCATTTCATCATCAGCTGTCTTAACTATTTCTGGTAAAATCTTTTCTATCTCTTGAGCTATAACACCAATATTTTCTCTGCCGTCTCTGGTATAAGTTACACCTCTAAGTTGTTCAACTTTAGCTAAACCATCTTCAAGAGTTTCAATATTATCTTTAAGTCTTTCGTCTGAGAAAGCAGTGACGTTGTTATTAAAGGTTGCTGCACCAGCATCTGACATATCAAAAGTAAGAGCATTTATTGTTGAGCCACCATCGTTTCCTCTTATTCTTAAATCATTATCAGAAACAGAAGAAAAAATATCAAAAAATCCAGAATTATCTAAAGACAAGAAACCTATTTCTGTGCCTCCGTCTTTAAATACAATAGTTCCTCCGTCAGCATCGAGGACAATATCATCTGCAACATCTATTGTCAAAGAGCCAGAACTTAAATCTATTTCTGTGCCATCTATAGTGATATTATCAATAGTAATACCACCATCTAAATCGGTTAATGCTGAAGTTACTTTTGTTAGTGCCATGTTCTAGTCCTCTGAGTTTTTAGGGTATTTGTCTTTAACTGCTTTTATTTTATTAGCCATATCTTCAGGAAAAACTCCTGCATGATATAAAGCATCTAATTGGTCTCCAATGTCTGGATATTCAACTCTTCTTAATTCTTTATATTCGTTAGCTTCATAATTAGCTTTTTCTTCATCTGTTCTAAAATCAAAAGTTTCTGTTGTACCATCTGCATTTGCTTTATTGTGGTTACTACTTATTGCACTTTGCCATTGTTCATCGCTAACTTCTACGGTAGGAGATGGAATAGTTGAATGTATATTTGAATCATACCAACCTAAAATTTTATTGTTTTCGTCTATATGTGCTAATTTCATTTTTTACCTTTAAGTTATTTTACCTGTTGCTATCCAATAGTATCCTGCTGTTCCATTATAATGAGATACTCTAAAGCCTGTAGTGGTTGCACTTGTTTTTGGAGTTACAGCATCAGCATTGCCAACACCACCTGTATCATTATTATCGTGATATATAGTCGTAACTATACTGTATAGATTAGTAAATGATATTGGGAAAGTCGCTGTATCTGAACTAGATGTTGTAGCTCTTTGACCCCATTGTATAGTGTAGCCATTTGAAAATTTTATATACCCATCGGTTGCCAAACTACTCGCTGCTATACTACTTACGTTAGTTAGTGCAGAACCATCACCTTCAAAAGCTGTTGCTTTGACAGTGCCATTTACTTCTAATTTTTGAGTAGGACTTGTAGTTCCAACACCAACATTTTCATTACTATCAATAGTTATAGCAGTAGCCTCACT